AAGACGGCTTGCACCGCCAAGTTCGTCACCCCGTCGTCCCGAAATCCGAACCCACCTCCTTATCAACATCGTGAGAAGAGGTCCGCGCCCATTCCATCCAGTCAGCGGCAAGAAAGTGAATACGCTTGTCACCAACAACAAACAAGACTGCTTGGCGAAGTGTCAGCGAATCCGGTGCGTCAGGCAGTTTGTTAGCGAGACTTACCCACGTTTCGTCAATCGGGGTTTGTTTCTCACCTTCGATTTCAACGAACCCTTCGGTTGCGGCAGCAATCTGATCGGTGAGGTTGTACAACTCGCTTGTTACCTCATCACGAACTTTGTTGTTTCGCTGACCGATCTTGCGGATCGTTGTGTACGACAGAACCCGCAACTCGACACCAAGAATGTCTTCCCAGCCCGGAAGCGGGAAAACCTCAGTGGTGTTCTTCGCTAGTTCCTCAGACCTTGAGGCCATACGGCCAGCAAGAGAGTTGCTGACAGGGTACGGATTGTCGGCTTTCGCATCATCACCGAAAGACGACAACATTTCAACTTCTTCAACTTCTTCAACTTCGTTCTTTACGTCCTCCACTTAGACCAGCTCCTTCACTTTGACTTAGATGCCCAAAGGCATCATTGGACGTTATGGGTAATTTGCGTCTCTCAGAGAGATTACACAGCCAGTTCGTGACAAGACATCGCAAGCTTGTACATACCGACATCACCGCTGTCGCTGGCCATATCAGGAAGCGTCACAGCCTTCAGAACACCAACCATTGTCATCGTCTGACCAGTAGGCGTGCGGTCGGGGGCAAGGAACGTAATCGCAATCTTGGCTTCCCCAACGCCAAGCACGTTCTCAAGTGCCCTGTGCCAGCCGAGAACAACATCATCGAGCTGAATCTCAACCTCCAGATCGTCACGGCTCGCAGGGCCACCGATAGTAACCTCGCGCCCCATGCCACCGGGACGCGTCTTGCTGTCATCAGCTTCGAGATTGCCACCAGAAGCAGTTGCCCAGCTTTCGCCGTAAGCAACACCATTGACCTGAACACGAATGTCAGCTTGATCTTCACGTATGTACGTCACTTAGATTCTCCTCTACGACACTACGCCGGTAACAGGGACACTTACAAGGTCGATCAGGATGCGCTTGGCGTGCAAACTGAAACGAACCTCCACAACAGCATTCAACTCACCCGCAGCCACATCGTCGATCGTGTTGACAGCAGAGCCAACCTCAACAACAAAAGCATCCGCTGGCGTTTCGCCGTACAAACCATCAAGGTTGTACAACCGCAAGCAAAGAGCATCAAGGTCTGATTGAAGCGCACGTGCCAGCCGACCCTTGCCATCAAGATTCTTGAACACGTACGGCTCGCCAATCTCCCTAGCGAAAGAAACAAGCCACATCCGAGCGCGGCTCGCGTTCGCCTGCCAGAACGGAGTATTCACGTCCTGCACAACAGAGGTTTGGAACCCGTAGTTCTGCAACACGCCAAGCTTCAAGGCAAACGTGTTGCACCCAGCGTTCAGAAGCGTGTCGCGCTGACCGGTCGTGACAACAACAGCGAAACCAGTCGCGTACTGAAGCGGGAAGTCACGACCAGCAGCAGCGCGGTTCGGATTACCCAACGCGTCAGCGCGAGCAATCAACGCGGCGATCACAGCAGAGGCGTGAACAGAACGTTCGGTACCACCGACAACACCGGCAGGAGCAGGAACAGCAACCCACGAGCCGAATAGCGCACCGTACTCGTTGTTCTCGGCAGGGATCAACCCAGCCTTCGTAGCCATCGCCGCGTCGTCATCGTCATCATCAACATCCAGAAGCGCAAAACGATTGTTCGCCTGAGCGTGATCAAGCAGCAAACCGTACGTGGTCGCGTCATTTGCTTCGCTCGGAGCTGCTACCTGACCGGGGCCAAGATCATCGGTGAACAAAGCGAGCGCGTCATCAACACCAGTGTCGTACTTGACAACGTAAGCGCGGCGGCCACCCTCACGGAAAAACACGTCAAGGTAATCCCACAACGCCTCATCGCCAGAACGATCAGCAAAGCTGACTTCAACATCAGCGATAGACCGAACCAAAACAGGAACCTCGGAACCAGCGCTCCAGTCGCCAGCAAGGAACAGCGTGTCCGTCTGACTATACGCCCCGCGTGCGGCGGGGGCTGTGCTTGTAGTGACTTCAACTCCAAGTGGCATTACTCATTCCTCCGATGTTGGCTCGACAGAAACATTGACAGTTGCAACGGCGGCAAAAGGGTCCAACGGAGAATCAGGGTTGTTCTCAGGGTCAGCAGGATCGTACGGTGCACCACCGGGGCCAAGATCAGGGGCAAGAACATTGTCAACGAACACAACAAACTCGTTGATCCCAGCGGCCAAATAACGACCCTGATCGGTGCTATCAGTGACAGGCTGTAACCCGCTCGCAACCCATTGCACCCCGCCAGAGAACCCGTCAAGCGAAGCTTGTTGCGTCAGAACACGACGTACAGAAGCAGAAAACAAAGCAGCAAGCGCACGAGTTTCCGGTGCTGTGCGACCACGCGTAACGGATGAAACAATGACCCGCCAAGCAGTTTCGTAACTGCTGTCAGCGGTTTGCACCGGGGCAGCAGTTGTGCTTGCTGTCGTCACGATGATCGCTGGCAACGGATGATCGTGAAACTCGTCGTCTTCGATCGTGTTCGTGTACGCACCAGCTTTAGGACGGGCAAGCGTGCCGACATCCAAGTCTCGTTCGCGTTCGACCTGAGCCAAATACATCGGGAGCCATTTTCTCAAAGTCTTGATGACAGCGAGATCAACATCAACTTCGGTGATAAGCGGACCCCAAACAGGATCAAGCGTAACGGGAGTCACCACGCACCTCCAACACCACTGTTCGTGGTGCCAGCAGTTTCATCCCCAACAATCCAAGCGTGCATTATCTCCCGTATCTCCCGGCGGGTCTCAGGGCGAAGAACAAGAACAGCACTCCAACCAGCTTTACCCTTCTTCTTGAAGTTCGCGGCAAGAGGATCACGTTTCGATTTCGTCAAGTATTTCGCGTAGTAAATGCTCGTGCCGAACGTCAACCCGGCACCATCATCGTGAACATCACGAATACTGCCCGGAGCTTCACCAGTCAACGATCGTTTCAAGTCTCCGGTACGAACATACTTGCCTTTCAAGCTTGCAAAATGCTTGATCTCACCCTTCTCCATTGCCGGGACCATCGCAGCGAAAGCAGGACCAGCCTGAATCATTCTGTCACCAACAGCACGCAAACGACGGCCCATCAGTCTCGTGCCGATAACATCTATATCAAGATCAAAAGTCCGTGGCATCAGATACCCGGATCGCCCGGATCGCTAAGCGCGACAGGGTAAACAATAGAACCAATACCTAACGAAGTGATCCCGCGACTACCAGCAAACGGCGTGGCTTCAGCAATCGCACGGTTCACTTGAGCAATCTGCTCAGTCATCAAATCACGCCACAACTGAACAGCTTCATCGTTCGCTTGTTCACGGAAAAACGAAGCTTCAATCAAAACAGCGGAGTACAAAGCAACAGCGTGTTTGACAGAACCGATAGACGCTGCGGGAACATCACCGGTTAGCCGCCCAAGAACCGCGTTAGCAGCAGTCTCAATAACGCTCTCTACTTCAGTAACAGTAGGGCGCGTGTTCTCAGTGAAAGTTGTCGCGTCATCAGGCCCAGTGTCAGCACCAAGACCAGTGCCAAGACCATCACCAGTAGTCCGCGTACGCAGCAACAACGCTACACCATCAACATCTGGTGAAATGTCAGCTGGCTCAGTCATCTGGCCGTTAGCTCCAGACTAGGCGGCTGGGCGCTTCCGCCGAGGCTTCGGCTTGAACTCGACAGGCTCGTCAACAGGCTCGTCAACAGGCTCGTCAACAGGCTCGTCAACGAGCGCAGGCGACTCAACAGGCGACTCAACCGGAACATCAGACTCTTTGGCGAACGCACGCAACTTGTCACCACGCTTCACCTCAGCGTCAGACAGCTCTACCACCGTGCCACGGTTGTAAGTTCTGCCCTCAGCAGTCGAGTAGTAAACAACCGCGATCGTGCGCTTAGGCATACTAAGCCGCGTGCCCGGTGGTTTCGAGAATCGCGTACGGATCAGTCACGTAGCAGATCGGCAAAACAAAGGACTGGTACCAATCCTGCTGCTTACCATCACTGTCACGCCACGTTTCAGTTGACAACGGAACCTCGTAACCAAGTTCGCCAACCTGACGCTGAGAAAGCCAGTACACCGACCCGGCATCCTTGCGGTTAGTGATCCAAACATCACTGATACCAGAATCAGCAAGCAACGCACGAGCGTCCGATACTTGACCACCAGCAGCAAGACGGAAGTTACGCCACTCCTGCGGATTCATAATCGCAAAGTTGTAGCTGTAACCAAGCTCCTGCACTGCATTCGACTGCTCGACCGAAGTGAGATCAGCAAGCGGACCAACCGTTGACAACTGGTTCGCAGCGATCGTAGCCGAAGCGTCCAACCAGCTAGTACCAGAAGCGGTACGAGAATGCTCAGCAACAGCAGCGTCAAGAACAGCGACAGCGACAGCTTGTGTCTTACGCTGAATCGTGTTCGCAAGCTGCGAAATGGCGCGGTTCACACGGCCAACCTCGTTACGACGGCGAGCCTCGTCAGTGACAGCGAACTTACCACCGAACTTCTCTACCTGTGCGGTACGCGGAGCAGAACGATCAAAACTGACAATCGGGAACTCAGCGCCAGCTTCAACCTTCTGAACATCACGGTTCGGGTACAAGTCGTTTTCGGTTGCCTGTTCGTAAAGCACCGCACCACCAGTGATCGTGCCGGACGGCGCGAACACCTTATCAACGAAGAACTTCTGAAGCGCGAGCTGCGCGATTGCACGTGTGACACGTGACGGGTCTTTGGTTAGGAAATCGACGGTGTATGTGTCACCGTCAACGGTGAGAGGACCGTATGGGTACTGGAAGTTATCAACAGACATTGTTCAGTTTCTCCTAAACCAGTTTGACTTCGATTAGCTCATTAACGTTTCCGCCAGTGAGTGCGATCCCGACAGGAACCCCTGCGTCTAGGTCAACGACCCGACCAGACGTTCCTACCTCGACGGTGGCACCGGAACTCACCGTGTCACCAGCAGTCACCGTGACAATGCGCCCCGGAGTACCAATGACCGTGGCACTAGCGCCAGTAGCGATGTCTTGTGTAGCAACACCAAATGCCTGAGCACCGGCAGCAGTAGTAGCCGCCTCATAAGTGTCGCCGATGCCGCCGGTACGACCGGCAATCGAAACGAACGTGCGGCCGACAATGTCAGCAGTCGCCGTAACAGTCACGTCCGAAGTTTGATGAACGGGAACTTCAACGTTTTCAGGCACTTCTCAACTCCTATGTGGTGGTGGCAGATTGTGGGAAATGCTGCTGCATATACGCAGCGAACTCCTCATCTTCGTTAGGAACAGCATCGCGCCGTACTCCTTCGTGAAGGTTAGGGTGTCCAGCGGCGGATGTCTCAGCAGAGAACAAATCACCGTACTCAGCCGTCGCGGCTGTGATGCGATCGGCAAGGTTAGTCGGCTCGTCATCAACATCAAACTCAACGCCGTCAACCAACTTCACTGCTGCTTTCGCTCTTGACCCAACAACACCTTGTTCAGCGAAAGCTGTCAGAAGGTTCGCCCTACGGATCGTTGCAGTTGCCCTCGCGGCAAGCGCACGACCTTCTTCAGCTTCACGCTGCAAACGCTCCTGCTCTGATTCCTGAGCACGAGTCATTTCATCAAGACGCTTCTGCGTCTCGCGCTGAGCTTTCTCAGCAGTCTTACGAGCGACACGTTCAGCTTCAAGGGCTTTGTGACCACCCTCACCAAGAACATCGTCCGTGACAACAACAACCTCAGCGACAGGCTCCGGTTCAATGACCGGCGCTGGTTCGATCTCTGCTGTCATTTCTGCTGTTGTCATTTCAGTTACTTCGTTTTCCTCTGGCATCGCGCCATCTCCTTGTCAGCTTCGCGCCGACACATAGTTGCCCCGAAGGGATTTACTCGTTATGGGCAGGTTTACTGGTCAGTCGGACGGAACAACGTCTCCCGGCGAGACCAACACGTCCGGCACAGCAACAGGCTTCAACAACTCGGCGGCAACTAACTCCTCGTCACGCAGCTTCTTCATCCGCTCAATCTGTTGAGGCGAGTAACCAGCTTCCTCCATCAACGCTTGCCACGGAACGCCGATCGCCTTCTTCTTCACCAAGCTGTCAGAAACAGCTGCCGGGTTACGACTCTCAGGATCAGCCCAAATGGTTTCGGCTTCAACCATTTCTGCACGTTGTTCATCAGCAGCAGCACCACTCTTATCCCCATAAGCAATACGATCAAGAGCACGCCAACTGAAAGCAAGACGAATAGCTTCCTCCCACGAATCACTGAAGTCAATGTGCTTACGACGGACACGGGCAACAAGACCAGTTTCAGCAGCCTTCAGAGCATCAGCACTAATGTTCGCCAGTTTCGCCAACAAGTAATGCGGTGGCGTACGTGTCTGCGCCGCCAAATGCTGAACAGCAAGGTCAATACCTTCGACATAGTTGTTCAAGCTGCCAGCCTGAAGATCAAACACTTTCGCTTCCGGGTCCTCAAACGTCCACAAACGCGACACCGCAGCTCGGATTTCAGCGTCAGGAACAACATCACCTGTGATCGGATCACGCGGCAACTCAACACCAGTCAACACACGTTGCGGGAACGACGTGAACTCAGACGCGTGAATCATGTCGCTGAAGAACTTGTTTGCCGCATCATTCAACACGATCGCTGGCTTCAAGTTGCTTGTACCGCCAGTCAACAAGTTCGGGTTGTTCTCCAAAGGCACCACGGGAACAACACCAAGCGGATTCTTAGCTTCCGTAAGAAGCGAATACCCCGGTCCTTCGGGGCCGGGCAGATACACACCAAGACCTTGATTGCCTTGTGAAACAGAACCTTCTCGTATGAACGTCGTGATCCGGTCAGGTTCATAAACAACGCTGATCACATCACCGTTCCAATCACGGTACTTCTTCAACGCGGCAAGCCGATGAGAACGATCAGCAGGATCGTGCTCAACAAACATTTGGCGCGGATGCTCAACCGTGATCCGAGGCTCGCCACCTTCCTTACGCGGAGGAGCGACAAGCAAGTACGCGGTTTCAGCTTTCACAGCCTCCGTGTGACCAATGATTGACTGAGCATCAAGACGGTTTGCTTGCCAGATTGTCCAAGCATCCTTGTCAGCGTCATCT